TTATATTCCATTGATGCTTTTGGATGTTTATTCCATTCAACCCATTTTTTAATTTTAGGTAAAAGAAAATTATATGAATATCCATGATCATTATATAATAATTCTTCACTAAGATATTTTGGAAAATATTGTCTTACTTGTTTTACTTTCCCACATACTTTACATTTATGAATATACGGATCATTTTGTTTACCCATTGTTTTTATCCAATCTTGATTATATAATCCTTTCATTGGAACTAACTCAGGGATATGACGTTTACACGTAGATCTACGATCTTTATGTATTACATCACGTCCAAAAGAAATAATTGTAGGTGAATCATTTACAAATTGTTTACGCAACAATGCATAAAAATATTTGAAACCTGATTTGTGTCCACGCCAATTTAGATTTGCAAGATTTGGATATTTAGATTTCCACCCTTCATCTGGAACTGAATGTTTAAAGAAATAACCCATTGCGTGTTGCAGTACATGTGCAAGTTCATGCGCCACTAAACCATCACATATGTCTTCCCAGTTTTTACTTGTATAAGCGCCAATGATAGTGGATTCTTGGAATGATTTATACTCACTCCATTTATATACATCATGTTTTTTATTATCCGTAAGTTGACGAGAACTCATAGATTTTTCGGATCCTAAATTATAATGTACTTGATTTCGTAAACAATGAGATACAGATTTTTTAGTATGACTTATAAATATTTGTAAACCATATTTTTCGATTGCATTCCCATCCAAATAAGCTTGCGATATTGCCCATTTCCACATTTGTCGAGTGCGAGAATTTAATCTTGCCTCAACTTTTTGATTATGATTATCCGTCATTTTATTATCCCTTTCCATAAGATATTTATTAGTGTATCCTATACATTAGTGTATTAATGTACATATAAAAAAAATCATTTGATTTCATTATTTATGGTTACCATCTTTTGACCATAAAATCTTTTTACCTCTTATAATAAAAAGACAAGTATCATAGAACCTCCAACCTTCATCAGAGAAATCTTCAAGAACTTGATCAAAAGTAAATCCAACATAATTAGTTAAATGTACTTTTTTAGTATTTCCATCTTTGTAAAGAACTTTATGTTTTATATTATTCATATAGTTTCTCCCTCAGTTTTAATTGTATATCCTAATGCTTTAATTTGTGTAATTACACCTGGTAACAATGTTTTATTACCAGCGATGATAGTAAATATTTTTGCTTTATTACAAACAGGATATATTAACTCATTACCATAAACATTCTTACGTTTAACAATAAGTTCTTTTTGTTTATTAAATATGCTTTGATTAAAAGCTAAGTCGTCTTTAGTTTGATACGTCATTTGTAACCCTTTCCATTAAGTTATTTATGGATCCATCCTACAAAGTTAATTTTTATTTGTACAATATTATTTTAAAAATAATTACTGATGTGACATTAATGCACAAGTGTATCATTTATATCACAGTGTATCATTTATATCACATCGTAACAATTCGTAACGATCCACTTTATAATCATTATAAACTACAGATCCATGTGCTCATGTGTATATATAATAAGAGCGACGACAAAAAAACCAAAGTGCCCACACAAAAACATAAGAGCAAAAACAAACGAGCGCGCGCACACAAACGAGCCATTTGATTATTTAAAGATAAAATATCTGTTGTTTGTTATTGATACATTTGATTTCCGGACGACATTGTGACGAAATGAGTGACATATGGCTGCAAAATCGCGGAGGGGGCTAATCGCGCCTATGTATATCAATAAGCCTCTGAGATTTTTCTACCGGAAACGCGGGACTAAACACGTGGGATCTTTGTAACCTTTAGTACGTTGGAAGTCGGCATCGTAGTGATATTCCCAACGTCTCCAAGGGTCCCATCGTCATTAAAGTTTACATCGGCCACAAGTATATGGACTTCTTTGTCATGTCTAATCAACCAACCAGAACTGATACATGTGGTTACTTTACTATTCATTGCGTCCTTGAGTGTCTTCCAAGATGAATCACTGTTGATGTCCGACCATGTTACTTGTACATAATCAGCATCTAGAATATCTTTAGTGACTTTTGGGTATTTCATTTTGTTGCGAAGAGCTCCTATTGGGAGAGAGACCATAAGAGCCCTTCTCTAATAGAGGTTCCTATCTGTCTATCTCGGTTATAACTATCCATGACATACACAAGGGGCATACCGATACGTGTACCAATTTCTAGGTGTATAAACATACTCGGGACTAGATTAAAAGCCACCACACGCGCTCTGGTGCGGTCTAATTAATCCAATTTGTAGCACGTTGGCGTCTACCAGTTGCATTTTCCATGAATCTATCTAAATCCTTTTGTAACATAGTTTCTCTGTGTTCTACTCCAGCTTGGTCTTGATCTACATCCATTACTGTTGTCCAATAGTTCACAGCCATACTCAAACAATCTAATAAGTCATCATGTCTTAATGAACCTTTGTCACGTGTTAATCTACTCATCTGAAAGAATAATCTATGATCTTGTTCATGATTATTAAAATCATTCCATATAAGTTTGTCATCAACAATAAGTCTATGTTGATTCATCACTGGTTCTAATGTGTCTATGATTCTTTTTTCTTTTTGAACATTATGTTTTACTTCTTCAATACTACAAGGATAATACTTTTGTAATATTGGTTGTAATATTTGAAGAAACATTCCATCTCCAAAGTTACTTTCAACAACTATTTGATTTACTTTTTGTTTTTTAGCTGCTGATACAATTCTTTTTAATGTTACTTCTTCATACCCACCATCGAGGGCACCGAAGTCAGTAATATATAGGCATCCGTGTAGCATTTTCACTACGGTATATGCAGTTTTGTCGGCGCCACGTCCACTTGGGTCGATAGCAAGTACAGAGCCTTCGTATTCCTTATATTCATCACTTACATGCATTGGAGCTGTATAATAATCTCCTTTTAAGCCTACGTTTGGAATATCTGGGTCTAAACTTTTAATATTTTCTTGTCCACTTGCCCATAATACTTTTGTTGGAGCTTCATTCCATGAACTACAACCTGATAATACTATTAAATCATTAAGTTTAAGTGGGTATCTATTCATATCAGATAGTGTTGTATCTAACATGAATTGTAATGCGAAACCTGAACGACCATATGAAGCTTCACGTTCTAATAAATCTGTTTCATCAAAACGTTTTGCATCTACTGGATCACCAGGTTTTCCTTTTTTCTTAATTAGTTTAGGTGCTAGTTTGTTTCCATAATTAATACGTTGTTGATCGTTAGGCATTCTAGCAGGCCATATACGTGTTTTAAATCCACGTTCTTCTAAACTATTATATAAACTAAATTCTGTTTGTGGTGTTCCTAGAAATACAATTCTTCCGACTTCTGGTTTAATAATCGCATCAAATTCTTTTACAGTTTCACTTAATCTATCTCTCATTAATTGTGTTTGACTATTATTTGCGGACTCAACGTCATCTGCAACAATAAGATCAGCACGTGATCCTGTTAATTGTGATGTTACACCTAATGATTTAACTGAAGGGGCATGTGAAGCTCTTGCTGGTCCAACATCAAAACTAATTTTAGAGTGTCTTTGATCATTTCTCGGTTGTAAATGTTCTAATATTTCCATTTCACTAATTAATCTTTGAGTAAATGTTGAGAAATCATCAGATCTACTTTTAGATGCTGATACAACTAATATATTTTTTTGTGGATCTACTAATAATTGATGACATACAAAAGCAGATGTAATCCATGATTTACCTACACCACGAAATGCTTCAATAACTAATCTTTTAGGACCATGTTGCAAAAAATCTGCAATATCATATTGAATAGGTGTTGGTTCTGGTAAATTTAAGTGATTCCAAGTTAAATACAAAAAGTTTTTAAAATCTTTAAGTCTTGGATCCATTATTTTTTCGCTCTATTTTTACTTCTAGACATAACTCTTAAATTTCTTCTTGAATTATTACGTGGATTACCATCACGATGATCTATATCTCTACCATCACCTTTTCGAACTCTACCAGCTTTAGCTAAAGTACGTCTTGCTTTATTTCTTGACGCTCTATCTTTTTTTGCTTTAGTTGTAGAACCGTAAGATAAATATTCTTGTCTATAGTTTCTCTTCTTCATTTTGGTCCTTTTCTAATTCATCAAATGGTAAATTTTCAATTATGTTTTTTGGTTTTTCTTTTTCCTCAATGCCATAAGCTTTGGAAATATCTAAACATACTTTTAAATCACTCGCAGATAGTTCTACGCCACTAGATAATTTTTGGTGTGCTTGATCTATTAATAATTTTGTTATTTGTTGTTTTTTATCTTGCGTCTTTGTTGATTCGCTCATTATTCCACTCCTGTACATCAAACGCTGGACAATCTTTTTTACTTATTTCATTATGTCCAATAACTTTAACTCCTAAATATTTATCTTCTAGTTGATCTATTAGGTAGCCAAAACTATTCCATTGGTCTGGTGTGAAATTATTTTCAGCTTTTTTGTGATCATCTTGGTTAACTCCGCCAATTAAACAAACACCAAGACTATTGTGATTATAACCCAAAGCATGTGCGCCTTGAGTTTGTTCATCACGACCTGTTTCTACATTACCATTTCTTTTAATAACATAGTGATAACCTACATTATCAAATCCACGTTCTTTGTGCCAAGTATCAATAGTTTTAATATCGATATCTTGAGATGGTCGTGTTGCAGAACAATGCACCACAATATATTTTACGTCCATTTAGAATATCCAATTTAAAATTATTAAAAGTATTACTGCTGCACAAAATCCGATAATTCTTCGGCCTTTTTTAGTTAGAGTTTTACTCCACCAAATATATACTCTTTCCCATGTACTCATAGTCCACTCCTTTGTAGTTGTTCATAAAGTTCAATTAATATTATGATACCAAGTTCAATTACTAAAATTGTATGATATATGGTCCATAATATTGTTTGTTTTTGTTGTTTTTTCATTTCTTTAATTTCTTAGCTATTAAGTCTGTTACTTTTATTCCAAACGAACTTGCGATTGCTGCAAGTAATGCATAAATGTACCAATCAGGTAATGAATTAAGTACATCAAAACCTTCTTTTAACTTTGCAACCCATTCTGGCTTGTTTAAAAATATTGCTAAGAACACAATTAATAATGGAACACTTAGTAATATTGTAAACCATTCGTCACGCCAAGAATCTTTCATATTTTTTTGAGCAACTATTTCATACTCAATTTTACCTTCAGCCATTTTTTCAAAATGTTTTTGTTCTGCTAAAGCTTTTAATTCTTTTGTTTTGGATTGTGTTTTTAAAACTTCAAAACCACCTTGTAATAAAGTGCTTACTAATCCCCACATTTTTTACATCCATATTTACATTTACATTTTGTATTCCATACTTTTGTTAATATTATACAAAGTATAATTAAGTTTAATACAGCAATGTCATTATTTAATATGGTTAATAAAGTATTATACGCCATTAATTTTAGTTCCTTTCTCTAATTTTAAATCTTGTTCTACACATTGAAATCTTATGTAAATTTTATGGTGATTAACTTGTTCTTTTCCTAATTCTTTTGATTTGTTTAATGATTCTTGATACCCAGTAACCATACAATCATAAAAATTATCATATACTTTATTATAAGCTTGAGGTGGTAAAT